GTAACATCAATCTCAACCACAGTAACACCTTCTTTGATGCCACTGGGGTTATCAGTAAAACAAAAAAATGGTACATCGATTTGGCGATGCACCATGTCGTAGAGTTTGTTTACATATTCTGCATCAAATTTGTCTCCAATTTTGATGCAGGTAATACAAAGGTTAGATGTCTCCATCTTTACGATTCTCTGAATAGAACTCACTGAAATGCCCCTCAGGGAAACGTGCTTCCAGTTTCTTGATGTTCATATCTAGCACTTCATCCATGTCCACATCCAGTGCCATACATGCTTGTGCCACATACCACATCACATCACCCAATTCTCTCTTTAGGTGATACAAGTTCTCTTCATTAGCAGGTTTGCCTTGGAAAATCATTTTCTTTACGATCTCCGTAAACTCACCACCTTCAGCAGAGATGCCTACAGCAGCAGTTAGAAGACGTTGGATTGCAATTTCACCACCAAGTTCTTGCAGACGGTAGATGAAAGCATCAGAATCTTGTGATTCAGTGCTAGTAACACCGTTTACAAAACGTTGGTAATTAGAAAAATCTACTCCCATTTGAAGTCGTCGAATTTTGATTTGGATTTTGTGTTGTCGTCTTTCGACGTGTGTTGTACTTCTACGATGTCGTCAACCAGGTCTTCCTGTGCTGTCTGTTCGCAGTCGTACAATCTCATCTTAGCACGGTCAATCCCCACGACAAACCGCTTATGCATGTTGATATCGTTGTAACGATTCTTCAACTGCTTGACCATTATTTGGCTAAGTCGTTCCATATCTTCGGTAGAAACCAAAGCGAACATAAGATCAGCGGTAGCTGGAAGGCCAAATGATTCAGAAGTATCAGTAAGGTTAGGGTCTGAACTAGAAAAACCAGAGCGAGTAGTCTGCGTAGCTGAGACCACTGGGACAGCGGTTTCGACCGCGAGCCCCCGGAGTTCTTCTGCGATTGCTTTGACATAAGAATAAGAATTCACGTTTGCAGCACCTCTATATCGAGATGAAGCACATATGTTGAGATAGTCCACAAATATTATATCAGGAATGAAAGATTTTTTCAACTTCAACTCCTGAAGTAATGCACGGAAATGTCCTACATGTGCGGAAGCAGTAGGATATTCTTTGACAATCAGATGACCAGTTGTTTTGGATACAATCTTTGCAATTTTCTTTTTGAAAATTTGTTCAGGTACATTCTGTATATCTGAAATGTTGACATCGAGAAGATTAGCGTCAATCCTCTCTGCAATTTTCTCTTCAGACATCTCCATGGTAATGTATAGAACATTTTTTCCTTGGAGAAGAACACTAGCAGCGACGTGACACATGAACAAAGACTTACCAACACCAGTGCCAGCTAAAGCAATGTTGAGAGTCTTGTCACTCAGTCCACCTGAAGTAATCTTATTGAGATATTCAAGATCAAAAGGAATTTTATTCTCAACCCGATGATAATACTCATAGCGAGCCTCGGCATCATCCAGGTAATCATGTCCAACACTTTGATCAAACCCGACAGCAAGAGCATCGGAAAGAATACCAGGAATTGCATCGGGAGCAAGATTTTCATCAGCACCATCAGCAACCTGGATACTTTTGATTAGTGCTAGGTAGATAGCACGTTGCTTACACCACGATTCAGTAGTGTCAAGTAACCACTTAGACTCAGACTCACTTTCTTCAAGAGAAGACACCAACTGAGTGATCGTGGTGTGCTCGTCTTGAGTAATATCTGTCCGTTTTTCAATCTCAATATGAAGAACCTCCTTACTAGGAAGAGCATCATACTCAGATAGAAAAGAAGCAACCTGCTCAAAGACTACCCGATCAGTCCTTTCTTCAAAATAATCGGGTTCTATGAACGGCAGTACCTGCCGTGCATAGTTTTCATCTGTGACCAGATTGCTGAGGATCGTTAGCGGGATCCTTTCGGTCATTCACCCCCACCGTAAGTGAACTCTTTCTGTGCCGCATCATCAAGCAGAGACATAAGGTCTTCCGTGAAATACTTTTCAGGGTTGGCGTATACCTCTTTAGCATACACCTTTTTACCGTCAATCTCATATCGATTTCCGACTTTCTTGATTACCCCAGTGCTCTCACCGAGTTCAAGAAGACCATAATATCGATCAAGACCACGCTCATCGTAATAAAGACGTATAGCCGCAACTTTATTCTCCCTGCTTAGACGTGACTTGACTGCCTTAGCCTTGATAATGTTTCCAACGATTTCCGTTCCATCCTTTTCTTTTGCTTTGCTGAGATAGATGATCGTACTCGCTGCATACTTGAGTCCAGAACCCCCTCCCATCTCCTTAGTTGGTACGTAAGCTCCGATGACATCGTAAGTATGGTTGGTGACAATGAGCGGTACATGTGCTTGACCTAGTTTGAGTGTGAGCATGCGGAAAGCACCTTTGACAAGTTGACTTTTAGTCATGTCGCGAGTTTGCTTGTCGTCAAGGACATCCCTGATCTCCTTTTCCGTGGAAAGCATGCCTAGAGAATCTAGGACAAACATCATAGGTTTACGCTCACCTTCAGGAATGCTTAGGTATTTGTCTACAATCTTTAGTGCTCGGTTCCGGAACTGCTCAATCGTTACAACCTGCACATGACCAAACCTTTGCAGGTCAATACCACGTGCCTCCAGCATGTTCTTCTTGATAGCAGATTCTGTATCAAAATACATAACCCCACCATCAGGGTTCTTCTCTAAAAAATCTTTGACTACGGCGAGGGAGAAGAACGTTTTTCCTGTTGAGGTTTCACCTGCAATAGCGGTGATTCTGTCACCACTAATTCCCCCATAAATGCTGCCACTAACAAGGGCATTGAAAATGTAAGAACCAGTGTCAACAAATCGCTCCGTATCGTCAACATCCGATGCGAGTTTTGTGAAGTCATCTCCAATCTCCTTGATGATGTCTTTGAAAAAGTCCATGTCAAATACCCAGTAGTTTGCGTTGCCTCTCAAAATATCCGTGGAGAATCCACGAACTGCTATTCATTTTTTCTTGTCCCCCAACACCCCATTCAAAGATAACACGTGGGTCATCTTTATACCGTTGGAGTTCTGGGGTGTTATCGACACCACGATCACCACCATTACAGAAGACAACTGTCTCTGCAATCTCTAAGGACTTAGCAATAGCACCACAGGCACTGTCATCAGCGTCGTCCCATGATACCACAGCGTCAACCATATCCAAATGGCGAACGATGTCAGCACGCTCAGTCCAAGACTGAAAATACTGACCCTTTTTACGTTTCAACCAGGGATCGCCATTCAAACCTACCACCAGGTAGTCTGAATAATCTTTAGCACAATCAAAATAATGCAAATGACCACTATGAATAGGGTCAAATCCGCCTGTCACCAGGCTCACTTTTTCAAAAAACATTAGATAACGTAACCGAACTGCTCTCTAGCAATTTTTTTGTACGGACCACCAGGATTATCCTTACGGATTTGGTGGATGGTATTCAATTTTTGATAAAGAGAAGTGTCACCACCAAGACGCAGAGCATCGACAATGGTTTTGAGTTCTTTATCGGTAATGGGAAGGTCCATAAGGTCTCAGAGTAGTTTGATTATAGCATCAGACAAAGAAAAGATCCAGCGTTGCGGTTTTCTCAACTGACCAGCCGATAGCATCCAGAACCGCCTTGAGCGGTTCAACAAATGATTTATCAAACATCAACGTGTAGTCAACATAGTTTGCTAGACCCAGTTCTTTTGGAAAATCGCCCACAAAAGAGATCACATTCTCTTGAGTTGGGTTGGGTTTGGTCAAATAGCAGAACTTTACCTTGTCGCCATTGTTGATAGCATTATATTTAGAGTCTAACTTATGCTTCTTCAGGTAGTGGTTATAAAGCAATGAACCTCGGACATGAATAGGTGTACCCTTCCCATAAATGGACAATGTACTCTTATATTTGTCCAGATTATTGCATGATCGGGGGAATGCAACCGCAGCAGGATCCATTTTTCTAAACTCACGACGTGACTTATCGATGTAATCGATCACATCATCCTCAGTTTTGCTCATGATGATCTTCAAAGCATCTTTGATCATCTGACGGCAAGGTGCAGGTGTAGATGACTTGACTGCTTCGATACCCATGATCTTGAGTTTTGGTTCAGCAAACCTCACACCTTCAATGTCCCATGCGTTGAGGATATATCGCTTCTTAGCAGTCCAAATGCCACGTTCAGCGATAGTTTCTCTCTTCATGAACATCTTCTGATCATAAGCATTCACATAGGACGAGAGTTCCTCGTAGCATTTCGATAT